GCAACGGATGGGAACGGGTAACCACCGGGTCATTTGTGTCATCGACTTACTTTGACTTGGCAGGTATGTCCATGGAAGAAAAGACGTTGTTCTTCGAAGCGGCTGGAACTCAAGATCTTCTTGCACCACAAGTATTCAACCAAGCCACTGGCGATTCACTTATTCTCCTGGACATTATGACAAGTTCACCGATGACCCCAACCCAGGTTGTGTTCTTTGCTATCTATGGAAACTTTGCTGGATCGCAGTCGAACATTAGTTTTGATGAAACCATTTATGCACGTGCGCAACAATACTCCGTTCACGTTGACACAGGGCTTTGGAACGGTATGACTCTGAACACTGAGAACCAACTTGGTTCAATGAAACCAACTGCAAGTGATCGAGTGTATTCTTACAGGGCTGTTATTTTTGGAACACCATTCACAGGTGACAGAGTGGATCTAACTGCATGCCGACACGTCTTACAGGCCATGGCTAAGGAAGAATCCGACCACGAGTACTTGATGCGACTCATGCGCTCGTATCAGTTACAACAAGAACCGGACGTTGATTGAGTTGCTAATGTTCGACATTCTTGACTTGCCACGTAAGGTCAAGGGTTTGCCCATATTCAGGGCTGCACGTTTTGGCGCAAAGACTGGCGAGATTGTCGGCACATACGGCGGTGAACGTCGCATGAGAATAATCGAAGAACGAGGCGCCGCAGGTGACTTGACTTCTGGATTCACTCAAGAGTTCTTTGAGAGTGAAATCAAAGCGATCCGAATGGGCGCACAAATCTAATTGAGGAATTAAAATGTCTGAAGAAACACCAATTGAAGAAACGAAAGCACCAACCAAGACCGAACGATTTGCACAGTGGCTTATGACACGTGAAGAACGTCGAGCAGAGAAAGAGTCAAACCTCGAAAGTCTAATTCGACTCAACGTGCTTGTGTCTTTTCTTACTCTCGGTTTGGTCGGTGGGTTCGAAACTGTTCAAGTTGCTATCTCATTGATCCCTTACTTGGGTTGAATTGTATCGCTGCAGTGCATGCAGGTTTGCACCCACAGAAAAGTAAATTCACATCGAACGACTTCACCAGTGCTCAGGCGCTGGTTGTGTCTGCAGAAGTAAGTCTGATCGCAGGTTTCACATTGGACGCACATTACTTTGCCTCCTGTACTCGAGAACAGAATTGAAGATGGTTGCGCAACGACAATCGCATTTCCCACGTCGCTCGGCCTTGCCTTCGAATCTTGCATGAGCAGAATGGACACTGTACGACATCAATCATTCAGAAGCCTCCAACGTCGGACAGTCGGCAGTCCAATGATTGCCAAAACAATTCTTGCACATGTAGTTTCGAGGTGGTGCAGGTTTCACTTTCGGTTCACTTTCACCCGGCTGATGTTTCCGCAACTGCATTCGGACCCAGTGAGAGAAGTTGACACCATCTTTGGCTAGTTGCTTGCGGATCGCATCGGTTACTTCGTCAAGGCTAATAGTACGGTTCACCATCACTCTTCCTCCTTTGGTGGGCATGTGTGCTTGTCATCGGACCATCGAGCGACCCAATGCGTCCAGCATTCTTTGCAGAACTTAAATTTGCGCTGAGCATAATCCAATCTCTCCATCACGTTATACTTCCAATCTATCGGTTCTGTTTCGTCCTGGTAAATCATGTCTCGATGGATCGCTAATTTGACCCACTCAATTTGTTCTTTCGTCAAGTAAACGTCGGTCTGTAATGGTTCGTCAGCCATAACACTCCTAAGAACCCCTAGTATAAGTACTTACGCAACGGCGGAATGCCTATAGCCTATGGCTATACATAGGGGCGGGTGTGGTGAGGGCGAGTATCCTATGGCTCGCCACCGGTAGAGAAGATTAAGTGCTGGATGTGGGGTACTTGCGTTGTCCGGGGGAACCGGTTTGGTACGTCATGCACAAAAACAACCCCCGGACACCTCCAAGAGATGATTAGAATGGCTACAAAGAAAACCGCAATGTTTACCCTAACCGAACGAGTATCGATCACCGCAGCATCGACCGATACTTTTGCAACGATTGACCTCGGCAGCTACGTCGATGTTGGTGATCGCCAAGCGCTTCAAGTTCATTCAGTTGACTTCATCTTCCAAGGCAAGCAACCCGGACTTCCTCTATTGGCGTCCTTGGGCAATGGACAAGTCAGCGTTCAATTAACCGACCTCAACCGTGGCGGTCTCGTGTTCTCAAATGATCGAGCACTTGTTGCATCGGCACAGTTAATCCACGACAACGATGGATATTTGGGCGAAGCAAGCGACATGTACCCAGACAACTTTGGAAAGGGCAGCGATGACGGACGTTACGTTGTCAATGACCAACTTTACATTACTGCCAACTCTTCCAGCATTCTGACAGATGGTACAATCAACGTCACGATCAGAGTCAACGCTTCCATCGTTACCCTGAATGCAAAGGATTTCATGGCCATTGCAATCCAATCGACAGCAGCTGACAACTGAGGTGTTTACCTTGGTGAAAGTTGAAGGAACCCTTGAAGAACTCAAGGCACTGTTTGTTGAAAGTGCAAAACAAGAAGCACGATCTACAGCAAAGAAAGCAGGTAAGGCGACAGTCAAGAAGGCTGTCAAGACTGTTTCACGTGCGCCATCTGCGTATAACAAATACATGAAGAAGGAACTCGCACGTCTGAAGAAGGCTCATCCCCGTATGACTCATCAAGCACGTTTCAAGAAGGCTGCAAAGTCTTGGAAGGGTGCAAAGAAAAAGAAGGGTGGTAAGAAATGAAGATGCTTACCAAGGAACATGGTTTGCTCTCTGTCAACCAAGCCCCGCCCGGTGAATGGAATATCGACCCTACAATAAGCAACGGATGGGAACGGGTAACCACCGGGTCATTTGTGTCATCGACTTACTTTGACTTGGCAGGTATGTCCATGGAAGAAAAGACGTTGTTCTTCGAAGCGGCTGGAACTCAAGATCTTCTTG